GCGAGACCCTCGACGACCTCGCCAAGATGCACGCCAGCCTGAACGAGCTGCGCGAGGCTAACGACTACGCACCCATCGACGAGCCCTGGGCGGACCAGCCGATCCTCCCGCTCGGCATCCAGTTCGGGAACGAAGCCGCGGACTTCGACATCAACGAGTAATGAAGAAGCGCATCTCCCCCGCGCAGCGCCGACACATGGACTACCTCAGGCGCAAGGGCCTCGCCGTCGGCAAGGTCTACATGGCGCGGCTGGAGAAGGCCCGCACGAAGGAGGTCCGGCGGGTGCTGGGCATCTGCCGCGACTTCGCCGACGTCACCCAGTGGGGCGGCGTCATCGACACCAACCTCAGCGAGGCGGGCTACCTTTTCGACTGGTACGCCGGTCTCTACCTGGAGGCGGGCCTTCCCCAGGCGGCGAGCACCGTGCGCGACCTCACGCGCGGCAAGGCCGCGGGCCCGGGCGGCGTCTGGGAGCGCGTCCTGGCTGAGTTCGCAAGCACCCGCTGCGGCCAGAACATCGTCAGCGTGACCGGCACCCTGCGCGACACCCTGAAGGACATAATCCGCAAGATCATAATCGCCGACCCGAACACCTCCGTCGAGCGCATGACGCGGGAGGTCCAGGAGGACTTCGGCGAGCTCAACGCCTGGCAGTGCCGGCGCATCGCCCAGACGGAGACCATGATCGGGCTCGCGGAAGCCGCCGACGTGGCCGCCAGGGACACCGAGATCCCGTTCCTGAAGCAGTGGTGCATCAGCGGCGTAGGGAACACCCGCGAGACGCACGAAGCGATGGACGGCATCGCCGTCGAGGACCAGGAATACTTCGTCCTCCCGGACTGCGAGCTGCTCTACCCGCACGACATCAGCACGGGCGCGCCCGCGTCCGAGATCGTGAACTGCGCCTGCTCGTGCATACGCATCCCGAAGTAAAACGAGGCAGGGATCCTCTTTTTCATAGTGATTGATTATTCGGGCTGGGCTGCGTCGAGAGACGCGGCCCTTCTTGTGGCGAAAAACGGCACACCGCGCACACGTGCCCAGCGATACGCCCCCGGTATCTTTGCACAAGTCAAAAACCCGCGCAAATGGACAAGGAACTTTTATACAAGAGCATCGACGCCCGCATCGAGAGCAAGGAAGAACGCGAAGACGGCAGCCTTCACATCCGCTTCTACGCCCTCGCCTTCGGTAACGTCGACAGCTGGGGCGACATCATCGCCCCGACCGCGTGCGACGACTTCCTCCAGAGCGAGAACGCCGACCGCATGCAGCTCTGCTACCAGCATGAGATGCACGAGGTGATCGGCAAGATCACCAGCAAGACCGCCGACGCCGTCGGCCTTCTCTGCGAGGCGGACATCATCGACACCACCACCGGCAAGGACGTGCAGAAGCTCATCAAGGCCGGAGCCATCACCGAGTTCAGCATCGGCTACTACGCCGACCGCTTCCACTTCGAGCGCCGCGAGGGCTTCGACGGGGACATCCGCGTCCTCGACGCCATCACCATCATCGAGGCGTCGCCCGTCACCCGCGCCGCGAACCCGCGCGCCGTCCTCCTGGACGCCAAGAGCGAAGAAGGCCTCCGGGCCCTCGAGACCCTGAGCGACCAGCAGCTCGACGAGATCCAGGCGGCCGTCGCCAACGAGCAGGCCCGCCGCCTCTTCCTCTACATGTAACATCACACACTCACACCTAACACACCACACAAATGGACGAAATCAAGATCAAGGCCGAGCAGCTGGCTAACGACATGGCTGCTGCAAAGGCAGAGGCCGCTTCTGCAAAGGCAGAGGCCGCCGCACTCAAGGCAGAAGTCGAGCAGAAGGGCGCAGACCTGGAAGCTGCCAAGACTTCGATCGACAATCTGGACGCCTCCGTGAAGGAGCAGGCCAAGACCATCGAGATGCTCCGCATCGAGCTCTCCGAAAGGCCCACCACCTTCCGCAAGGACTTCCGCAGGGCCTTCGACGCCGTCAAGGATGACATCGTGAAGCTCGTGAACGAGAAGAAGGACAAGTTCGAGATCTCCCTCGAGCTCAAGTCCGTCAGCCCCGTCACCGCTTCCGGCATCACCGGCAGCGACTACGTCTCCGTGCAGGCCGACCCGACCGTACACGGCGCACCTCACTCCAACGTATTCATCATGGCCTTCGGCATCCGCCCGCGCACCGCGCTGAAGCTCGGCTGGATAGAGGCGACCGCCACCAACAACGCCGACTACGTCAGCGAGCTCGCCCAGAACACCAACGAGAGCACCATCGCCTTCGCTGAGAAGACCCGCGCTTACGGTAAGATCGCCACCTTTATGGCCATCAGCACCGAGGTCGAGGACTGGCTCCAGCAGATCTATAACTACTGCGTGAACGAGGGCGTCCGCCTCATCGAGGACAAGCTCGACGCAGAGATCGCCGGCGGCGCAGGCTCCGACGCCACCTACCCCTACAAGATCTACGGCATCAAGGGCGCAGCCACCGCGTTCTCCGCTCTCGCAGCTGGCGCAGTGACCGCCGCCAACGTCGCAGACGTCATCCTCGACGCCGCCGACCAGGTCGCAAAGAACGGCTTCACCCCGAACGTCGCCTTCCTCACCTGGGCGGACTACCGCAAGCTCCGCAACCTCAAGGATTCAACCGGCAACTACCTCTTCGACCAGGTGAACGGCATCCTCGGAGGCCTCAGGGTCTACCCGACCGCTCACCTCTCCGCCGGCGAGGTCATCGTCGCCGACAGCACCTGCGTGGAGATCTACGCCGGTAACAGCTACGAGCTCGAGTTCGACCGCAACGCGGCATATGACGGCTACAACGTCTACTTCCGCAAGGCTGCGCAGGTGAAGATCCCCGCCGCAAAGGCGAAGGGCGTCATCTACGTCGCCAGCGTTACCACCGCAATCGCAGCTCTGACCCCTTCTTCATAGTATGGCGAAGTACAAGGTCATAATAGCGCACGACGGCCTGGCCGAGGGCACCATCAAGGAGCTCCCGGCGGGGCCCGTCGCCGCCTATATGGTGAAGCACGGCTTCTGGGCCGAGGTGAAGGAAGACAAGCCCGAACCGAAGGCCGAGGCGAAGCCCAGGAAGAAGACCACCGCGAAGAAATAGGACATGGTAAAGCTCACCACCGTATCGAGCGCGGAGCCGCAGCGCGAACACCTGGCGGCCTTCAAGGCGTACGCATCCGTCCCGGACGATCACCTGGACGCGCTGCTGGTCCAGCTTCTCCGCACCGCCTTCAAGATGGTGCAGGAAGCCGCCGACAAGCCGATCCTCGCCTCCTCCCTGGAGCTCGAGGTCAGCGAGCGCGACGATAACTCGCCGGTGGTGCTCTTCCAGGGCGAGGGGGCCAGCGTCGTCTCCGTCACCGACGGGACCGGCGCACCTCTGGGCTATGAGCGCCGCGGGAGCCTCATCTTCCCGAACGCCGCCACCCCCGTAGTGCGCGTGCTCTACATGACGGTGCCGGACCTGGCCGAGGGCGCACGCCTTCTGCCGTTCGTGTACCAGTACGCGACCGCGCTCTACGACGGCGCGGACAGCAAGACCCTCGCTAACATCCTGGCACAATGCTGAGAGAGCCCAAAGGAGCCCGGAGGCTGAACGACCTCGTGACGCTGACACTCGCCAGCGTGACGGAGGACGACTACGGCCACCCGTCCCTGGGCGAGCCCGCCGACGTGCTCACCGTGCGCGCCTACGTGCGCCAGATGAGCGCGACGAAGACGATGCTCACCTTCCAGCAGGCCGACGTCGTGGGCCTCGAGCTCGAGTTCCGCGCCGTGTCCGTGGAGTACAACGGCATCACCTGGCGCGGGCACCGTCTCCACTTCTCCCAGCCGGAAGACGTGGACGACCGCGGGCGCTTCGTGCGCCTCACGGCCTGGTACCAGGTGGATAACCCCAACCCCGTGAACTGACATGGCACGCGAGGCTGTCTGGGTGGAAGGGCAGGACAAGCTCTTCGTGAACATGGACGGGCTCACCGCCGACGTCGAGAAGGCCGCGCACCGTGGCCTCCAGCGTGCGGGCATGCGCATCATCGCGGACGCACAGCGCAACATGCGCACGGCGGGTCACAACGGCGCGACCCTGAACGCGACGGGCCAGCTCTCCAACTCGGGCAAGGTCCAGGACGGCGAGAACGGCACCATCGACGTGGGCTTCTTCTCCACGACCTCGGGCACCGGCTACGCCGCGCACGTGGAATACGGAACGAAGGCGCACTGGCCGCCCCGCTGGGCGCTGCGCGCCTGGGTACGCAAGAAGCTGCGCGTCCCTGAGAACGAGGCCGACGCAGCGGCCGCCCGGGTCTCCTGGGGCATCTTCAAGCGCGGCACGCGCCCGCATCCCTTCTTCGCCCCCGCGGTGAAGAAGAACCATAACGAAATCAGCAAGGCCGTCACCGACGCCGTGAACGAGGTGACGGGCCGCAACAAGTAAACGACGATGTCAACCTTTACAAGCAGCATAGCGAGCGCATTCAAGCTCATCCGCAACGCCCTGACCCGTCAGGGGGTGAAGATAGGCGGCACGGCTGCCTATCCCCGCGTCGAAATCCACAGCGTCGTCGAGGACGCCCCGCAGACGAAGGACAACTCCGTCCGCAGCGTGACGGCCACCGTGGAGTGCGTAAGCGCCGAGAAGGCCGCCGACGTCGTCACCCTCCTGGAGGGTAACACCGAGAAGCTCTTCGCGGACGCCGGCCTGGTCCTCACCGGCTGGGACGTCATCGGCATCGTGCCGGGGCAGGTCCGCCTCTTCGACGAGCAGCAGAGCCTCGACTCCGCCGCCGTCTTTTACCGCGTCCTTCAGGACGTGACCATCTGGCTGGAATACAAAGGCACGACTAACAACGCATAAAATATGGCATACTTAGGGAATAATATCCGCGTAGCTATCCGCCTGCAAGACGAGGAGAGCGACCAGGCTATGCACTGGCTCGGCGGCGAGACCTCCAACAACTTCAACCTCACGGCCGAAGCCGTCGAAGTAAGCGACAAGCGCGACGTCTGGGCGAAGTATATCGCGGGCAAGATGGGCTCTACCTTCGAGGCCACGGTCTACGCCGACAAAGACAACCCGCCGCAGGTCGAGATCCTATCCCTACTCGCCGCAGGGACCCCGGTGGAGTTCCTCGTCGGGCAGTTCACAGACCCGGAGGGGGAGGGCTATCACGGGATCGGCATCATTACGGCCGTAAGCGACACGAACGACTTCGGGGCGGTCGCGTCCCGGACCGTCAGCGTCACCGTCACCGACGAAGTAGATCCCGACTATCTCGAGGCCGAAGTTATTGACGATTAACCAACTAAAAACACACGAAATATGGCAGTATTAGGCAACACCAAGAAGGCGTACATCAAGGTATCCAACTCGTACGTCTGGCTCGGAGGCGAGCAGAGCAACAGCGTCAACATCACCGCGGAGGCCGTCGAAGTCAGCGACAAGGACTCCGTCTGGGCCGCCTTCATCGCAGGTAAGCGCGGCGCGACCGTGGAGATCACCGTCTTCGCCAACACTTCCGACTCCGCCCAGAGCGCAGCTATCTCGGCGCTCATCGCGGGCACCGAGGTGGACTGGGCCGTCGGAACTATCAGCGGCTCCACCATCAGCGCGGGCGACAGCGGCAAGGCCATCGTCACCAGCGTCAGCGACACCAACGACTTCGGCGCAGTGGCATCGCGCACCATCAGCCTCACCGTCACCGGCGCTGTGACCCACGTATAGGCATGAAGCGGCTGCGCTACACTATCGAGCTGGAGGGAGGCGTGAAGGTGGGAATGCTCTTCACGCCTCACCTTTATAGCTTCAAGGGCCTGCACGGCATCACCTTCGACGCCGGGCAGCGCACCGAGCGCGAGGTCTTCGAGGTCTACGCGGACATCATGTACTGCGCAGCGCTCAACGCCTGGGTCCTGGACAAGGACGGCGACCCCGACACCTTCCCGCACTCGCGCGGCGACTTCCACGCCTGGATGACGGCAGAGCCGAAGGCGTACGGAAAGGCCCTTTCCTTCGCCCTCGAGGCCCTCACTGGAAAGAGTGCCCGCGAGCTCCTTTCGGGCGCGCGTACGGGCGCGGAAACGGGCAAAGACGGGGAGAACGCCGACGAGCCG